TCTTTAGATACAATTCACCGATCCGTGCGGCCCACATGTTCGCTTGGATATCTAGATTTTTATTCTCTAATACAAAATTGAACATCTGTTCTTCTGCGCGACCACGTAGAGCCATGATAGATTCTGTTATCTGACTCTGAGTATCCCGTAGACTTTTGATTCTGTCTTCAAGATTTTTGACACTATTTTTGATAGTGTCAATACCTGAACTGAATGCTGCCACAAATCCAGGAATGGTATCCTTGAAACTTTGGGCAATATCTTTATTCGCGTCTTTTAGACTCTCTACAAGCCCATTATAGACGGTTTCAATCTGCTGATACATTGAAGAAAGATTTTGCTCTAACTCTCGTGTAACTTTGTTCAATGTTTCTTCGGCTTCTTTACCGTATGATCGCCAATGATCTTCTAGCATCTTTAGTTGTTTTGCTTCTATGTCAGCATTTTGTGTGCGAACATGATTATAGAGAGCAAAGGCTGCTGTTATAGCTAACAATATCGGATGCGCCTTAGCGAGTAGTGCAAATTTTGTGATTAAGATACCTAATATAGGAATAAATCCTGTTTGGAGAAATCCGATAAATCTCGCAAGATGCGTTTCGAGTCCGCCGATTCTTTTATCAAAATTGACAACCCACTCTAGCATCTTAGGGCCAACATCCAAGAGGAAAACATTTCTAATTTTCTCGGTGATTGCATCCCATTGCTTTGCATGGGTGGCCAGAATCATGTCGGAACGTTGCTGATAAGACGTGCCGGATTTTTCGATAGCTTCGATATACTGGCCCAAACGTTGCAAACCACGTCTATCCGTGAACTCAATAATAGCCGACAGTCCACGTATCCTATTGATAGATCGTGAGGTTACTTCAAGACTACCATCAGCATACTCACGAATCTTTTGCATTGCACCTTCCATGCCATATGCCTGTATCAAGGCACGACCGGAAGACACATTATACTCATCCCACACTTTTCGCATTTCACGCGTAGGAAGGATCAACTTGAGGAAAACGTTTTTCAGCTGTGTTACAGCTTCGGATGATTTCATCCCAAGACGGGTTAATGAACCTACCGAGCCAAGCAGTTCATCGATACTGATACCAAGTTGTGCTGCAATCGGCGTAATTTGACCTATATCAGAGGCTAAGTTACCAAGTCTCAAACGTCCGAGTTTGACAGTCTCAAAAAGTTTGGCTGATACTCTATCAGCATCTTCGATATTTAGACGGTAAGCATTGATGACAGACGATAAAACATTGACAGCATCCGTCTGGCTAGCAACCGCTGCCATCGACAATCGTGAGGCCGATGCTACAAAAGCGATTGCTTCTTCGCCCTGTGCGATCTGGTTTGACACAGTTTGATAAGCCGCCTCAGCCAATTCTTTGATATTTGTACCAAATTTTTCGGAGATAGGTCGCAGACCAGCTGCCCAATCGGAGATGCTAAGATTCACATTATCAGAAATAGCTACAATTTCTGCTAGTTTTAATTGAAGTTCAGCAGAATCTGCGATTGCCCGTCGTAGATGCTGTGAAAGAATCGACACAGCTTGATGTAAAACTTGGATCGTGAATAATCGAACCATGCTGTTCCAAGAGAGCAACAAACCTTTAGTATGTTTGTCTGCTGTTTGTGTTTCTTTACCGAGTCTCTTAACCCTACCACTTGCCTTATCGACAGATGCCCAATATGCTGCCATCATCTGTTTGTGCTTCTTTAGTTCTGCAGTCTCTTCACGCTTTTGTATCGTAGCTTGTCGCTGTGCGGCAGATGCAGCGGCTTTCTTACGTGCTGCTTCTTGCTCGGCTGTAGCCAGTCCCACTAATGTATTTGTCAGTTGTTGGATAGCCGCTACATTGCCTTGGATATTTTTATTGCTCTTAGACATCTCGTTAGCTAATCTACGAGACATCTTTTCAGAAGCAGCAACAGCAGCGGTCAGTTTGTCATAGGCAGGTGGAGTAGATTCTATGACTGTTTTAGTTTTCTTGACAGACGCAGATTGTTTGTCTGCGGCATCGGCGACCTTATGGAGCTCTGAGACCATATCAGTCAGGTCCATCTTGGCTTCAATAACTTTTTTGCCTATTTTCATTGAAAGATCCCCCGACTAAGAATTTGGCCAAGTGCCGCGTAAAATTCTGCTGACTCTCTGTCAAAATATGCACCCGGTTCCACGGTAGCCCGCCATTTTGCTTCGTGTCTCGCCCATTGATAAATTGCGATACTGTAACCAAAAGTATATTTGGGGTTTGCTACTGTTCCGACAGCAAAATCGAAGGCATCCTGACCCAATTCAGCACCAGTCTCTGGGGACTTAATCATGTTCGGTTCATACTTACCGTCAATAAGTGTGACACCTCTACGAATACGGCGGCCCGTAATGATACGTCCAGTACCTGGGCCGCCGACATAATCTGCCAATGGTGCAATAGATGATGCAGACATCCCCGTATCGACAACGATAGCGTCTTGGACATTTTCTGCCCAAGTAAGTACAAGTTCGCGCCAAAACTTTTCGGCGGCGGCTAATAGCTCACGAATAGCCTTAGCCTTGTCGAACCCAATCGGGTCTATCTTACATTTGGCTTTTGCTGCCATTGCTCTTGTTCCTCGTAGTCACGAATCATTTCGTAAGCTAATAACATTGCTTGTGTTGCTGGCGTATTATCGTTCCAATGTTTTTGTACATCAGGCGGTAACATACCTAATCTCTCACAGGTACGAAAGATAGTATAATCTATCTTTCGGTAACGGGGCAGATTACGCCTTACTGCGCCCGCCCCTGACCAGCTAAAAAACGCTTCTCAGCCTCCATAATCATTTCTTGATTGATACCATTGGCAGTCATGACACCATCAACGATGCGGGCAATCTCGTACTCAACAAACCCGGCGTCAACCAGTTCTTGATGGTACGATCCCCATGTTTCAGGATCATCTATCTTGACCTTTTCCCACTCCAGATCAGGAGTAGCCGAGAGTGATTCAAGAATCATCCACTGACCCTTACGCTCTGACCATTTGGTCAAAGCTTTCCGATAATCAGGATTCTCACCATCCAACTCTTTTCGCCCGTCCGGGTAGATCTTCATCACAGGGTCGGGAGGAGGACAAATCTTATTGAACTCAGCATAAGAGGTAATACCCTTAGCAATGATAACAATATCCTCATCCTGTCGCGGAATAATGATACGACGCGTACTGACACCTTCAAGCTTTTTTCCACCGATCTTCATGATAATGCTCCTTTATTGCTTTTGTAGTATGGGGTGGACCATTAAGATCCACCCCACACCATATTAGTTAGGTTGTTTGCGGGGTACGGACGATAATCGGTTCCGTAACATTGGCTTTACCCGTCACGACAATAGCCTCTGGGGAGTTAAGGTCGAACGGTACACTTTCATAACGAAAGTCAGGAATGGTAATAGTTTCGATATCACCACAGGTCGACGGCGTCGGCGTATAGGTGATAACGATATTGACCGCATACGGACGACAAGTGTCAGAATCTGAACTGACCCAGTCTTCCGCCGCATTGATTTGTTTGAGCGCATCCATGACGCTGGGCACACCAACAGTAGCACTGGTACCAGTACCTGTGCTAACCGTACCCATGTAGTATTCCAACATGAAGCTGAAGTTGACCTCCAACGGCTCTTCATCTTCGTTTCTCACATCATCAAGAACACCACGGTTCTTGATGTACCGTCTTGCAACGGTTTCCGTCCACGAAACAGTTCCTTCACCGATTTTAACGGTGATGCTGTTCGCAGTTGATTCAGTACCATCTTCGATCTTTATGATCGCGTTCTTCAAATCGTAGAGCGCGTACACATTGATCCACAATCCATTCTCGTTCATCTTTTCCTCCGTATTACAGGGTCAAAATATAGCGACCCGCCACTGCGCTGCGTTGTATATCTGTATCAGGACCTATCTGGCCGAGTTGATAGATTCTGATATCTCTGTTCTTATTATCGTCTGTCAGTCTTGCACAACCGATTGTTTTTACGACTGTTTCACCGTAAGTCAATATCGGAAGAAGATCCCAAAATCCTGCCGATATCAGGCCGAGTAGCCGCATACTCCTGTGCAAATCAGAATTATTCATTGCTGATTGCACCATAATGTTAATCATGAAGTCGTATGACGTAGACCCACATCCCTTTTTGATATCGGGTCCATCCATACGAAATTCACCAAAAATGCTATGTGTTCGAGTATCACGCTTCTGACCCTCAATCATCATTGGCACATTATTTGCTGCAAATAATGCAGCAAAATGTGTTGATGCTGATGCTAATATCCATCTAGGTATGTCAGTTTGCATCATACTCTCCTACAGCAGGCGATTGACTTGTCAAGATGAAGTACGAACTACCATCTTGTGTCTCACCAACACTTTTGAAATCGTATCGCGCACTGTCTACGATACAAAAATCTACGGTGCTGAGTTTTACATTTTCGACACGGGCCTTCTTGACAATGATAGGAGCAACTACCTTGTCAAAGAAGGACCCGTGCGAAAAGTTTCTCCCCATAGAGAGAATCGTAGCGGAGTTCATCTGGCTAGTCGTATTGACCTCAGGAAGAACGATAGCATTGATACAGTAATCTTGTGTACACACTTCCATCAGTCCACTGGACGGATCGACAGTAACACTCAACTGATGTTTTATCGTCACCTTACGCATGTACATCTTTTCAAGATTGTACAATGCGTTTTTGATCATACGATTACCAGACATTCCAAGCATGACTCTCTCCCGTAGAGATTACGCAAACATAACAGCGCCGAGATTCTGATCCAGCGTTTTGATACCGGCCAGCATATCCAGCGTCACCTGATGACCCTGTTTGTCCATATTGTAGCCGATCGTGGCACGAATGGACAAGCCATTGTAGCTAGCCACAAACGACCGGGCACCTGTACCGGCGCGGACTTGCACCAACGGACGAGTGACAAGTGCAATCGCCGCAGGATGGAAGCCGAGGCAATAGTCACCAGCCGGACCAATATTGACATTGGCATCGTCGTTCACACCAGCATCAAGCGAACGGCTCATCAGCATGGAGGCCGTCGTCGGAGTACCAACAGTCCCGTACAGATCGGTAGCAGAACCGAAAGCAACCAACTGACCGGACTTAGGCGCAACCGTGAAGTCGTCGACAGTCATAGCCTTAGTCCAATACTGGGCATAGTCATTTGACTCATCGATGCTGCCAGGCGTGTAGATAGTGACAGCAGCACCATCTTCAACAGCATGACGCAGACCCGGACTGACATCAATCTGCACCAGATCGTTGGCTGTGTCTGCTATCCCGGATACAATACGCTGCGGCGTAGCATCGCCAGCAATCGTGCACCAGGAGCCGTCGAGGCGGGCCGGTTCTCCAGAGAATCCGTCAACAGTCAACGTCGTGCTGCCCTTGGCAACATTGCCGTTGTTGATGGCACCAACAACAACCGTGTTACCAGTATCAATAGACGGCACATTCTGGCTCACAAAGGTATTGAAGCCATACATGCGGCCGAGATGACCTTCACGCAATGCCGTTCCTTCGTCGCCGACGGTGTTAGCATTGACAAAATCCGTCACGCCGAGGAAAGCACCCTCAACATTCGGGGAAAGAAGCAACCGACGACCAGCCATCGGGCACTTGTTATTCGTCAATGCAGTACGCAGATCAATGATCGGCTTACCGTCAGTAATCGATGCATAGGAGCCGAGCTTGCCGGCATACTTGCCGTTCGTCGGGGTACCCATGAAATTGTACGTCTCGCCAAGCACCACTTGATCAACGCTCTGGGCAATAGCCGACAGAGCAGGACCAGCGTGAAACTCGATTAGATCAGCCATCGACTTGGATTCTTCACCATCATAGATGATGAAAGATACATGCCAATGTTGATCGAGTCGCACAGCCACGTTGGTAGAGCTCGCATCTTGCACTTCTACGCTGTCGCCGTCCACCTTACGATGACCGACAAAGCCATTCGGTCGGCGAGTATTAACCACGTCACCGAACTTGGCTACCTCATTCTCGAAATCACGGTACACCAACATACCGGCGACCATGTTATTTTCGAGATACAACAGCGACTCTTGCGCCCAAATCTCGGGCTTCAAAGCATCGTTGTCATTGTCGAACACGTTAATCCAGATTTCTGCATCTTTCTTACTCATTTCTAACTCCTTGTTAGCTAAGGTCAATCAGACCCTTCTTCTTTGCTTCCCTGTACTTCTTGGCATCATTGGCCAGAGTAGTAATGCTGACTCTACCGCCAGACTTACCCACCGGTCGATGACCCAACCCGTCTGCCCCGTCGCCCGCAAATAAATTTGCAAAGTCGTCCATATCGGCCATGCGTTTTACCGCATCATCAATAGAAAGTTTGAGCGTAATGGGCTTACCATCTTTGTCTTTATCTCTGAAATCAACTTTCGGCACCAACTGCCCGGTCGGATTTCCTTCACCGTCAACTGCCTCCTCTAAGAGTGTAGAAGGTCTCAAAATAGCCAGAACCTGATTGGGATTGTACGCTTTGTGTTGCATGGCTGCACCAGCAATAGCAGTTTGGATGCTGGTCTCAGTATAAAGTCCCTTCCATTGTTCTGATTCTTTGCGGAGTTTGTTCAATTCTTCTTCATGCTTTTTCGCTTGCTTATCAATCTCTCTTTTTCTCAGTTCCTCCTTAGTTAGATACTCATTCTGCATTGCTTCAAGTTTTGTATCCAGATCCTTGCGCTCATCATCAGTCAGTTTGACGCGAGTGCGCAGGGCCTTCAACTCATCCAGAGCTTTTTGCTGACTCGTCTGATATTTCTTGCGTTCAGTCTCAAGCAGTGCCTGAACCTCTACTTTGGTCAGCGTTTCTTTGTCACCGCCACCTTTATCGTCACCGCCACCTTTGTCGTCACTGCCACCTTTGTCACCGTCGCCCTCAAACACGGTCAACCACAGTTCTGTATCATAATACTTTTTCATCTCTCGCTCCTAGGTTCGTTGAATATTCACAACAGTTCTATTGCGCAGATACGTCGTGAGATATCTCCAAGCGATCGGAGATGTAATCCCATTCAGAATATGCACAATACGTGTGTTGGGGTCATAACTTGTTTTTACATTTGCGTAAGTGTGTGATAAATTACGCAGACTCTCCTCTTCCATAATTGGATCTCTGCCTTCCAACAATGACAGAGCTTCTTCGCACGTTGCGATTTTTATATCATCTGGTACTTCTGTATCACCCCCTCTCGGCCACTCCTGCTCTTGATCTTCATCCGTTTTTTGTGAAATATATGATAGTCTATCGATAGCACGGGTCGCTGTATCCAATGCTTTTGTGCGTTCGGTAGATGTAGCATTATCCCATGCTTCACTATTCATCCGCGTTTCAAAAAACTCTAACGCAAAAGTATCATCAGCATACGGCGTCATTTCGCTTCTCCTCTTTTACCTGTACCCTGATCAAAATCTGTTTCAGTTACCTTTTGTTTTTGGGCCAGGTCGCTTGTTTTGTCCGGATCAAGATCATCAACACCGCGCGCTTTATCTTTTGCTGACGTTTGTGCAAGTACGATACGTGCAGCACGTTCAGCATGATCCTTATTGGCCTGAACAACGTCGCCATCTGGATAACCAAGCAACATTGCAGCTAGCGCATCGCTGACAAGTCCCTCACGATGTGTTTCAATAATCATTTGAACGCCACTCAGCACAGCAGGATTTTCGTCAATTTCATTGTAGATTTTATCCAAAGTATCTTCCTGTACTTTACCGTAGAGCAAGATAGATATCGCTCGTTTGCACATCTCTCTTCGGTATGTGTTAGACGTAGCTTTTTCTGCAAGATCTAGATATTTTTCTGATTCATTTATCCGATCCTCATCAGACTTCGGGCTGTAGCTGCTAGGATACTTGATCAATACTTCTGTGTCGCTCTTACCCTCATAGTCAGCCCAGGCACGAACAATATGCCGCTCTAACAATTCCAATTCCATACCGATGCAAGACAGTCCACTTTCAAGTCCACGAGTATCGAGCTTTTTCGACTCAGCAGAGGCACGAGTCGGCTCAAGCATAGACATATTGAGATTAATCAACTTATGGATATCTTGACGAATTGTCTCTTCTTTCTCCATCGAAGCGCGCAACGGTTCAGGAGACGGATGAATAAATCCAGGCCGCTCTGTATCTATTGCGTAGCGTCGACCAACAGCATGACCTGTTTTAATCGTCAAATCAGTTTGCGTACTTTTACTGATACTCCCCGTTGCCTCGTCAACAGTGGCACCAGCCGTGAAAGCATCATAGCGCGGGTCATACTGTTCAGTGTAGAATGTAAAGTTACTACGGATAGAATAACTTACATCCGAACTCTCCATATTCAAGAGCGCGACCTGATATCCGGCAATGTTCTTCAACAGTGGTCGAGATGTTTCGAGAATTGTGAATGGGATATGCCTCAATTTGAGAACAATCGGCCCGGCCTCAATACCCATACTTGAATCATAGATAGTGACTTCGACACCACTTTCTGTTCTACGAAGATACTTGAACTTGTGTTCTGTTCCGGTTACAAGTTCCAACTCATTATCAGAGACTTCTTCTTCAAATGCGATTAGAACAGTTTCAAGTTCACCGTCAGCATCATACTTCCAAGAGATTATATCTTCTGTTTTGACAATATAGCAATACGGATGATTCTGTAGTTTTTCAGCTTTCGTTCTTGCTCGACTGTACTCAGAGCTACGATCTACAAACACACCAACACGCCCCAAGAAGAGCAACTCTGTCAGGACAGTTCGCCCGATAAAACCATCCATCGTATCGCCGGTACCATCTACACCACCATTTTTTCCTTTGATACAAAGCTCATAGCTTTCGAGACTGGTCTTGCGAACAATCTCTTGCATCCTTTGATAAATTGTATTACGTATATCCATCAAAGCTGCTTCTGCGTGGGCAGGACAATACGTCACAGACTTGCGTTTTTGGAAGTCGGTATCGTCTTCTTGGCTAGAGTATTTCTGCAGATACTCATCGATGAAGATATCCCCACCTTCGAGGACATGCCGATATTTTTCCCACTCATCGACCCTTTTCTGATAGTATGGGTGGGCGTATTTTGCATTTCTTAGAAGTTTCATTGTGTCCCTCAATTCACGTGTGATGTAATATCCTGATTACCGCCCACGCTCAATGCAAGAGCAAAAGCAATCTCACTATAGTTTCGCGAGTGTGCATAATGGTCTGGCTTATTTCCATTGACATATCGGCCAGTGGGATTACCATTCGCGTCTTCTTGATAAATTCTTACGGGCGCTTTGATATTGTCTTTATACTCAAGATCAGTGTCAGCAGGTAATCTGATGCTTCTCTTCTTGAATCTACCAAGTGATGTGTCGAGCCAAAGTGTCCTATCAGCAGTTACAACACAGTTCTTTTTGTCCTCATTCAAAGTTTTGACACGTGTATCAGTGTAGTAGCAAAGACTTACTCTACCAAGAAATCTTTGCGCGAACTCTAATGCTTTTCGTGTCTCAGGTTGAGCGTCAATGACACAATACATAATCTTATATTTGCGCATCAGTTCGTCCAACTGCTCAAACTGTGTAACTTTGCAGGCTTTCATTACGCGATACATAGTTGCTAACGACATATCGTAATTGATTTTACGCTGATTTGTTTTCAGATACTCACCAATTTCGACATTCAGATACTTTGGCCCAACGTCAATACCCATCGTATACCAACCAGAATGATCAGACTGGCTTGCACTCATGGTTGTAGTCATTGCTGCATTGATATCGTCATCATCAATCTTAGCACCTTTTACAGTGTGACACATGCCCATCTTCGAGTTGAACAATTCTTGTTCTCTGGCCGGATTGTGTTCAGCCTCCAAGATGGCTTTTGCGATAGCCGCAGGCCGCGAAGCACGTGCCATAGAATACAGTTGGCTAACTGTCCAGCCACGGATAGATCTATCACTGTACTCAGGAACCCAGATACAGTTATCCAATCCAAGCCACTCTTGCTTTGCATCATTGTCTAGTGGATGTTTGCATTGCGTACAGATCAAGTATGATTCTTCAATCTTTGTACTATTGGGATCATCAGTGGTAATCACCAATGAGTCCGGGAAAGTCAGTTTTTCAAGTCTGCCACAATGTGGACAATGGAAAAAATAGTGTTCTTGTGTGGACTGTTGCCAATATACATCGATACCGTGATTCTCAATATGTGGTGTGCTAAGCATGAACTCTTGGCTAACATTCTGACCAGAAGTACGTTCGCGCGCCAAGACAACATTATCTTGATTCATTTCATCCAGTTCGTCAAACACTAGCAAAGAAGCAGGAACAGATTTCATTTGTGAACGTGATCGCGAGCCACGAATATATAATGATGCATTGCCTGCTCGCTTATGCCCAACGTTACGAACATCCGAAAACATCTTACGTAGATGCTCACTAGCTTCGAGAGCCGGATCAAATCGTGCGGCAGAAAAATCTGTAGCATCAGGTGTTGAAGCCGGCAAAATATAGAGCACAGAAGATGACCGTACATCGATTGTATAAAAAGCCTTATTCAAACCGGTCTCAGTGAAACCAGTTTGAGCACCCTTTTTACAGACGCCAAGTTCTTCTTCAAAATCGTGCGCAGCTTTAGTCCACGGATGATGCAAGAAATTGAATTTACCGGGAAACGGCGGACCCATCACACGATACATCTCTGCCCATTGTGAACATTTTGAGATACCGCTGCGACGTAGTCCCGACTGTATCCTGTCAACAAATATATTTGCAAGACCAGTGTTCATTCCGTGTACCCAAAGTATAGGTTAGTCCCTGCTCCGCGTATGTATGTACCATCAGCAAAAATTATTTTATGTGAACCCACATTGACATCAACAGCGGCCGTATAGTACGCCCAAGCTGATGCATCACCCCCATCACCACCTGCACCATACTGATAGACATAGTTCGTACCATCATTATATCTAGATATCACATAGAAATGATTGCTATTGACAACCATCCCGCCGATGAAAGATGTTGCATCCGGCCAGGTAACACTGTTAGTTCCGGCTAACCGTAGGTCATATTTTACCCAGTTTGAAGTGTTTGTAAAAACAAGTTCGATAGTATTTGTATAAAATACTTCGACCATTTTTCCGATAGACCAATCAACGGTCCCGCTAGTGACACGATTACTCGGATTGATTGTCAAATCATATCCAGCATAGACATTGTTTGTATTCAGAAAACGCACATAGTTCCTACTAATATGTGTCGCAGTATCAAACATAACATAGTCTGGCTTGAATTGTGCCAGAAGAATGCCTGTCATACACACAAAACATAATAATGTTGACTTAATCATTGATACACCTCAATCCATTTGGGTGAGCCATACACTTGTTGGCGTCAAGTTCGACAATACCACCAGCAAAACGACGATATAGTAGGTGACCATCTGAATCAAACCACACTTTTACACCCTGCTCAGCTGCTGCATTAAAAATCTCTCTACGCGTCATACAACTCCGACACAGTTTCCAGACAACTAGATCATTATTCGCTGTCACTGTGGCATGTTTTTTGCTGGGATACCCGTATAGACTCGCCCACTGCTGCACCCATCCCTCTTTAATGATGTGCATCATTGTGTCACCCCATGCAGTTATTAGAATATTCTTATCATTGAGAGTATATCCGCGCTGTTTTATGTGTCCCTTCCATCCGATGATAGCTTCATCACCAAGAAAATCTCTCCAAAATTGACATAGTGACGGATAGCATTCCACCAAATAACGATACAAGAATCTTTCAGCCCCATCTGTCTTGATCTTATTAGCTATGGATAAATTTGACTTGATGATATTATCTATTACCCACTGCCTGATGAATAATCCGCACCTTTTCGTAAAACCGATCATATCCCCACCCGGAATATTCTGACCGATATTATACTTTTCTGATCGGCACAGGAAACCGTTGCTTTTGTCTAGTGCTGCTACCATACCAGATAAATCACCTATTGGCACGTTGTCCAGATCAAAGAAGATGAATCTTTCACCGAGAGATAAAACATCGTCATGATACATTCCCAATTTGTTGAGATTCTTGTGTGGTAATATAGATTCAAGTTTTACCCATTTACACTCAGGGATAACGCCCTCAACTGGGCTGGGTGATAGATAAATCATCCTATGTTTGACTTTCATATGTTGCCCGATACCTATCGCTAGGCGATTGATATAATTGGCTTGCATACGTGGGTCTTCGATGATTGCTTTTTCATTCTTACTCCAATACCCATAGGGATAAGTACCCCAAACACAGGTGCCACAAACAACACAGTCGCCTAAAAATTCGTCGTATTTTTTCAGTAGATAATCCAAACACAGTGGATTATCTTTATACACTGTTTTTAGCCCAAAATTGTATGCTTCTAATGCTAATCCGGAAATAATCTTTGTATAATCACCGACCATGTCATTATATCCCTGTGCGACTTTGATACCACGCACAAAGAAACGCCTGAAAATTTGGAACTGTGTTGGATTCTCAAAATGTACACCTGTAACGATATCGACATTCAAACGCTTCATATCTTTAGTGCGCGCAATACCCTCTGCAATGCGATCACAAACAACATTATCCGTGTACCAACCGGCAGCATCCATCCATGCCTTATTGGTGACTCTCATATGTCCGATATTCTTCTGGATATACGGATCCCATAATTTGAAGAAAATCTTACCTTTGCAGTCTGGTCTTTTGATAGCATCATGAAAAGCTGGCCAAAATCTATCTGGTAACAATTCCATATCACCGTCAAGCATTACCACCCACTCACAACCATCATCAAAACACTTTTTGACAGTCGTATTCACAGCGACATGGAGAGGTGATATATTGTCGGCAATATGCACACAATGAAACTGTTTCATTTGCTCTACGTCATAGAGCAATGGGGTACACTGTGGTTCACCACATCGGAATATCGCCAATCCAACTTTCATTCCTCACCTACAACAACTGTTTTGAGATATTTTAATCTCGGAGAAGTGATAACGTCTCCAGGATGCGTTTGATGACTCGGTTTTTGCAAAAACGGCATACCTGTATGAATACTAGCTTCTTGCACCAATTCTGAACAAAACCATTTCTCTGGACAATGCAGCTTTGCCCGTATCAAGAAACCCAAGATACCCCAATAGTCATATTTGGTACCAATCTGCGCTTCTTGATATGCCCAAAAAGATTTGTGATGTATTTCTGTCCAGTCGGGTATACTATAGACACGTATCTTTGTGCCCTTTGTATGACCATTAGACCAATGCTGGTATGTTCTAACCCCACTCGGTCGACTACCCCAAGCCTCGATGACGTGATCATCATTTCGTATAACAGATACGTGCGAAACATCTGACCATCCACGGAACTTTATCATCTTAGAGAGTGACGAAACACCTTCATAAGCGCCGACAAAAGTTTCCCACTGCTCACCGCGGTAATTAATCATAATGCACCTAAAATTGTATCCACAATACTCTGGAAGCGAAATACAATAACAATTATCGCTGTTGGCCACCCAATATTTTTGGCAATTCTACTATACGTACCAGTCTTTTGGCAGATGACTACCTGTTCAGCAATTGCTTCTCGGATTGTCTCACCAAGATACATTTCGAGAATCATCGGAAACATTGCGTTGATCGCCTGCGTCGGATTCTGTGTATCATCCAGCATCCGTACAGCCGATGAGGCTACCGTCTTTTTAGAACTAGTAGCCTTTGATCTATCAATCATTTTCCTAAAATCGTCTGTGTTAATTTTCACAGCATATCTCCAAAGCGTGTCCCAGTGTTACGCGTGGGATTATCGAATTCAGTATTGATTCCTCAGACAATAAAAATAATGAGATACCATAACCTTTCAACCATTTGTAATAAGATTCTGTTGCTTTCGGTATCAATCCTTTTTCCCACGCAAGTTGCCTTTCAGTCGCAACATACCTAGTTTTTACTGCATATTTTGTATTAGCCATATCCCAACCAACAACGATAACATTATTATATTTCATTCTTATGGCTAGGGGTATTGCTAATTCAAACATGATACCCGGCCCCCATGCAGCAATGTTCCGATTTATATCCCTAAAAGACTTTCCCCAATCTTCTGTGACCAGAAGAGAGGATTCTTTGTTACCCTGTATCGTAAAATGTTCGCGATTCGGATAATAGTCCCTGAACATATTTTTATAGCAAACACGTGAAGCAGTAAAAACTGCTGTCATCGGACTATAATTATATGTCTGTAGATTGATATTGTTGATAACGTGGTACGCAGCACTAGGCCAAAGTGTGTACGACTGTTTTACGGCCATTACATCACGACCAGTACATAATGTGGCAAGATCAACCTTGCGTAGCGATGGTCCATTAGATAGTATTATCAACGTTTTCATATCAATATCTTCCACAGTTCGCGGATCATTCGTCGATGCAACGTTTCGGTCATTACACCGATGCCCTGCCACCCCCAGTCTTTCCACGAGTTCTTGATGTACACCCACTTTTCCGGTCCGAGTGCGTCCACACTGCCATATGCCACTATCACAACTCCGTGCTGCCCGATCTGGCGACGTGATGCAGTATGATCCAGATTCCCTTGCCGAGACACACGCTGCCGATCCCATGCGGGCGTGACAATGTAGCCTGCCAGCAGAGGCTGTTGATACAGTGCGTCCATCGTGATCTGTTGCTTGATGCCCTTGGCAGTCGGAAGCCAACCAGATGCCTTGGCAGCGCGATAAGCTTCGGGAAACGTCAGCCC